ACGTACCAGGGGTTGCAGTAGCGGGGGACCCAACCTTGCCTACCTTGTAGATGGTACGAATAACTTCACGATTGATCTCAAACATGATTTCTTGTGAAAGGATGTTTGAAAGCTCTGACTCAGCATCAAGACCATGAACTGCTTTAAGATCTTGTGCCAATTCAATAGTGTATTCTGCTTTTAGCGCACGGCTCTTTGCAGTAACTGTTGATTTGTCGATGCTGAAAGACATCTGACCAAAGTCAAAATTAGTTGTGCCTAGTTGCTCTGCCCATGCAGTAACGTTAGCAGTACCAAATGTCTGAGCTGCTAATGTGCTTCCATCCAATGTTGCTGAATGTGTACCTGTACCAGAGAAGTCGGTATCAGCTTCATTATAGAGAGCTTCAACACGACCACCCGCATTAGTACGCTCGGTACCATAAAGCGACCGCATTGCAAAGATAAGTCCTGTTGGACCAGTCATTGGCTGAACACCAGCAACGTCATATGCCATAAGGTTAGGCATAGCACGACGAACTAGACCAATAAGGATTGGGTCATATTTGTCGATACCGCCAGTAACACCGATGTTGTTAGCAGGAGCATCTTCGAAAAGGGCTTGACGCTCTTCGCGAAGGGCTTTCTCTTGGTTCTCAAGAAGAACAGCAGTAACTGCTTTCTTGTAACCATCTTTGATTTCAGGAAGATCAGAATGCTCGATAATAGCACCCCATTTCCTCTGAAGTTGTTCGGTCATATACATGTAAATCTCCTTGATTTTCTTTTATTTATAAATTAACGTACTTTCACTGATCGAGACAGTGCTTGTGCGTATTTTGCCATCACATCGGTTGTCTGATGCATTGGAGCTTCTTCAGTTAGAAGTTGCTCTTCAGGTGACGACTTCTGTGCTTTGGGGAAATAATTTTCCTTGATTACTTTTACTTTCTCGCGGAAAAGACTTTCCGAATCATATTGAACACCCTCAAGCAATTTTTGCAGCTTTTCTGCCTCTGTATCAGCGAGGTCTCCTGTCATTTCGCTAAGCACAAGAGCTTTTTTGATGTTTGAAAGCTCTTCTGCCAGCTCAATGTTCTTTTGTAATGTGGTATTAAGTTGTTCTTGTAGCTCATCTTTTGTTTCAGCTAGAGCCTCGACGACATCTACTTTATCGTCAGGAACTTCAATGTAATGTTCTTGGAACAGAGTCTTTAGACCAGAAATAAAATCTTCAGCAATCTCGGTGCGTAGACCTGACTCGACTGCTAGCTCATTTTCTTGCATCCACTGCTCAACTACATAGTTCATGAACCCGTCAATCTTGTCTACTAGACCTTCTGTAAGGTCTTGCATCTCTTGAAGTTTTTGTTCTTCAAGCTGCTCGATAACATGTTCCATTTCATCGTTTACGCGAGCAATAACTGCAGCTTCAAAAATTGCAGTTGCTTTGTCACGAAAATCTTCTGAAAGATCATCACCAAAGATTGCTGATAGCTGTTCTTTTAGAGAAGGTCCTTCTGTCTTTTCTTGTGATTCACCCATGGGTTTGTTACCCGATGATGCTTGCTTCTTTGGTGGATCCCAATCTCGATCTCCTTTGGCCCTGGGTTCTTTTTTGTCAATGTATCTCTGAAATTTGCTTCTTTGTTTTTCACTATAACCGTAGGGCCGATACCGCATGTCGTCATAGTCCATGTCAACAGAATACTCAGCCTTGTCTCTGGCCCGTTTGGCTAAATCTAAACTGATTTCTTCTAAAGAGCCTTCCGCCACACCTTTCATGTTAACTACTGCGGTAGGATCTGCTGTAGTCATATAGTTAGGTGCCTGACCTGCGCCCATATTACCAGGACGAGGACTGTTAGGTGTTGACTTCGATGCAACAGCGCCTTGATTTTCTTCATCTTCTTCACGCTCTTCGTAATCGGCGTCTTGTGATGAACCTTGACGAGGCATTGTGGTATCACCCTGATTTGCAGCAGCAATAGATGTGTCTTTCTTTACAGAAGCCGCACCCATTGGAGCCATTCCTTCTTCATTAAGCTGCTCATCGCTCTTTCGCGCAAGCAACTCTTTGATTTTGCTCTCAATTGACATGTATCTCTCCTAATGAAAATTTACTTTTATTTATAAGTTTTATTGTTTAGAGATTATTTCAACAAACTGGTTAAAGAGTTTTAGCTTCTTTTCTTCAGTTAGTTTTTCTCTCTTAACTTGGGATTTAATTTGTTCCATAACCCAACCCTTTCCTTCAACGTACAGCCAAGATGCATCTTCCATAATACCTTGGACAAAGGCATCAGGTGCAGAAGGATCAGCAACGATATCTACGGTAGCAAGATGAAAATCATCCTGTACTTCATTGACACCATCTTTAAGTTGCTTAACTGAACCCAATCCGCGTGACGATACACCCAAGCGAACACCTTCCTCAATAAAATTCTGGGCAATCTTCCCCATGGGAGTGTCCAGAATCTTTGCTTTTCCATATACATCGTTTCCTTCAAAACGTAAATTCGTGATAAGATGTGATACTTTGTCTAAGTTAATTGAAGGATTTGGAGGATGTCCTAGCTCACCTAGAGCTCTTTTTTCACCAATGAGAGATTGATAGCGCCCAATTTCTTTTTCGACGATAGGGCGTCTGTAAATACGACCATTACGATTTGCTTTCTCTGTCTGCATGAAGATACCTTCGATGAAGACATTTTTACCACCTGTTTCTTTCTTTTCGGTGATATACTTTACTTCTTGTGTAACTTCGGTGATAAGTTTCATGTTAGTTTCCTGAGACAAATCTCTGCTGATCAGGTTCAACAAAACCTTTCTCTTTAGTTAAGCCAAGAATTACAGTGCCTCCTGGAGAAGGAATCGTGACTACAACATTAGCAGATGCATTTGATGTATCTGAGAATCCTGATGCCTGTGAAAAGAACCAATTATCATTGCCGTTTAGAATTAAAATATTTGAACCATCACGGTTAATTGTAATCGGATTTGCTGATGAATCTGATGCACTAAAGTAAATGCTATTGATATTTACTTTAACGTTAGCAGGATCTAAAGGTGTTTCATCATCTAGTTTTAGATCAGCAATTAGATTAACATTGGCTGTTCCATCACCAACAAACTTAACAATAGCTTGTTGGCGAACCTTTTTGATGATTGTTTTTGTAATTGCCATTTTACGCGGCCTTCATTGATTTCTTTTTCTTTTTTGTAGGACTATGATTGGCATGATACTCTGCCATCATAATTTCTACATCCTCAGTAAAGATAACTTCTTCACCGTGTTCGAACTGTACGGTATACCATTCGATGTTACCATTCTCATCAGGTTCAGCATGTTGTCCTTCAACTACAAGGCCTTCACCAAAAACTTCTGAGTAAACGTGTTTAGCACAGTAGTGTTGATCTTCCGCCACACCTTGTTTTTTCTTACGTGCCTTTGGAGGTAAACCTTTTTTAAATCGTTTAAGATCTTCATCATAATCTGGATCGTCAGACCTTGCTTCCGCCACAACTTCTTCAGACTTCATTGCCTGTTTTGTTGCAGTTGCATACATTACCTCTTTAGCACGATCACCATATCGCTTTTTAAATGATGCAAAGTTTTTCTTCATAGATTTAACTGTTTTCTCGCGCTTTGCCATCTGTCTTTCAGACATCTTTTCTTCTTGCATCCCTGAAGATGTTGGTGCATACATGTCCTTGACTCTTTTTGCTTCATCATCACCTATTTCATCATCACGAGTTAGATCATCTACTTGGCGAGAAATTTTCTTGTGTAGATCTGCATGTTCGCTTCCCGATAGTGTATTTTTAACCAATTGAGAATGCGATCTCATCGCCGCCATCATCGATGCAGGAATACCCCTACCTTGTCCCGATCCTAATAGATCAAGAAACACATCATGATGTTCTTCTGGCGTTTTTGCATTTCTTGCATAGGATGGTAATGCCATTATTCTTCTCCGTAAACTGATGAAGCTACTTCTGTTCGCTTAGCATCAATTGCATCTGTAACTTTAATAGAAATAATATCTTCAAAGCGTTCCTGCGCCTCTGCGGGCTGCCCGTCAAGAACACTAGACATCATTTGCTTAATTAGGTCTCTGGTATCCATATGTCAATCCTTTATATTATTTATTAGTTTGCTGTTGTGCAGCAGCCGCTTCAACATCCATTTGCTGTTGCATTTGCGCCATTTGCAATTGTTGCATCTGAAGCATAGGATTAGGTGGTTCTTTTTGAATCTGCTGCAATGTATTCTCTATCTCATCATCAGACATACGAAGAACATTGCGACGAATGTAATCTTGACTGTAATACAATCCCACATAAGGTTGTAACTGAGTCAATAGATCAATTTTATTTCGCATGTTTTCTGCGTCTTTTAGTTCAGCAAAGTATTGATCTTGTGCAAACTTAAAGCGCAGTTTCTCTTTGATATCATCCCAATCCTGTTCAACAATGATTCCTTTAAGAAGCAATTGAGTCTTAAGTAGATCACGAAACAGATCAGAAAACTTATTCTGCAAACGACTAATGAACTTAGCAAATTTTAATTCATCACGGGTTACTTCTGATTGACGACCGAAGGACAATCCTGATGATTGCTCGAGGCGCGACAAAGGAACATTCATTGCCTGATACATCTTCTTTTGAAAGTAGATGATATCATCGATCTGTCCCAAGTTTTCTCCGCCGGGAAGTGTAGTAATCTCTGTACCACGACCTCCTTCGCGACGAGGAAGCCAGAAGTCCTCGAGCATCGACATGAATTTGCGATCATCACGAACTTCACCTGTAGATGAATCATACACTATCTTATTACGATAGCGAGTCATCACATCTTTAAGATATTGTTCAGCTTTGAGCTTAGGAAGATTTCCTACATCAATGTAGAAGATTCTTCTTTCAGGTGCTCTTGCTAGACGGTAGATGACCAGAGCATCTTCCATCATCTTTAGTTGGTTTACAGGTTTGATCGCTTTATGTAGATAACCTACTACAATATTCTTATCCAAATCAACTAATCCAGAATGGCAATAAGCAATTGAATCTAGAGTGATTCGAATACCTGTACCTTGTGATACGGTTTGACTTGTACTAAGCGCAACAGTATACTGAATTCCTTTATCATTGTAAAGGTAAAACTCATCAATAGTTTTAATTACATCAATACCATTGGGCAACTTTTCTTTCTTGACATCTCGAACCTTCTTAATCTTTCTTGGATCGATATAACGCAGTTCAAGAATACCCTTCTTGGAGTTACTTGTATCGACAATCTTTTGATAATACAGACGCCCATCTACATACCAACGACGAAATATCTCATGTGCTTTTGAATTGAAGTCAAGCAATGATAGAATTTCATTAAACTCGTTCTCGATTGTTTTTCTGATGTTTGAAGAAACATTTAGTTCAGTTAGATCAAGCCTAACAGGAGGTTCGTCATCAACATTAGCAACAGCGTCCGACACGATATCCTCGATAGCCATATCGCATTCAGCGTACATAGCCATCTGACGATATCGTGTTATAAGTTCGGACTCTGTCTTACTCGTCGCATCAAGATCGACATACGTGCCATAATAGCCACCAGCCGATATGGTAGTTGCGCCGTCCTCTGCCGTAGGTGTAACAAAGCTCTGAGAAGCTTTTGGAACAGGTTTCGGACGGGTTAACTTAAATCCAAATAATTGTATATCCATAAATTAATTTATTCGCCTTCGTCAGAAGCCACAAAATCAGGAACTGCTATCGGAGTATCTGTACTTCCATCGTAAACGAAATACTGATAGTTCCATGTACATGTAAAACTACTGATTGTATCGTTTGCTCCGAAATCCAATCCAATTTCTGAAAGATCAGTAGGATAAGCCCCGATTAATTGATAAGAATGAATTATTTTATTATTTTTATCAAGCTGTTGTACTTCAAGTTCAGCTTCATACCCCTGAAAGGCAACTTGACCTCTTTTTTCAACATTGTCTTCTATTCTATTCATCCATCTTTCAATCTGCTTACGAATAGTCAAGTTGCCATCATTAAGAATTGTAGTTGTCCAAGGAGCAAAAACCTTATCCCCGGCTAGTTTCACTTCACGACCTCTATAAAATACAGAGGCTGTTCCAATAGTTTGACCAGGAAGAGAAGCTGAGGTAACAAGGAAAGATGCTAATCCTCCATCAACCCCCCTAGCCCCCAAATTAACAATGAATTGATTGGGACGAGCACCCCCATTTGCGAGGCGAGTTCTAAATTGATCTACATCAAATGCCATTTAAATTCTCCTTAGGCTGTCACTTCTTCAAAAGAAATGCCTGTTCTTGTCGCAATGAAGTTCAATGTGATAAAGTTAATAGAACGTGCGGGTTTAACATATATATCCGCCACAAATTCGTTTCTATCAATGACTTCGCCTGTGTTGTTCGTTGTATCGCACACAACTTTGAAATCTGTAATACCACGACGACCCTTCACATCACGAAGGAATGGCTCTACAATATTTCTAAACTGAGCACGTGTAAACTCATCGTTGAATTCGAACAACTGTGACTTTGCTGCAGCAGCAATTGCTTTTTCTAGAACAATGAACAATCTACGAACATTGATTCTGTCAAATGCACTTGGACGTGAAAGCAATGTCTTGTCGCCAAACAGAACAGTTCCTGTCCCAGGTGACGAAATAACAGGATTCACACCTGCCTTATAAAGAACATCACGCTGTGCTTTGTTGGGGTTGAACGCCAACTTAACCACATTACGAATCTGCCCACGATTCAACCCTGCAGGGGAGAACCATGCATCAGCAACAAAATCATTACGAGCGCATAGGCCTGCGATATCACCATTCAATGGAATCCAACGATAGACGTCATTATAGCGATCATACTGATACTTCCATCCACTATCTAGAACAGCATATGAAGATGATAGGTTAGTTAGATCAGTTGTTCTGAAGTCTGTGATGTTTGTTGTTTTGGTTGAATCAGGTTGACCAACTTGAACATCAGCAAGAGCAGGTGAAATGAACACCACGCAATCTTTTCTAGCTTCAGCTACACTCGTTACAACGCTACGTGCTTGTGCTGCAGCAAGATCGCCAGTAGGAACTAATGAAATATCATACAACTCATCATTTACAAGAAGTTCGTATCCCGTAAGGATATTGCCTGCTGTAGGTGTTCCTAGCGCACCACCAACTAAAGTGCGTGTAATTGCTTGTGCTACTGTGACATTGCTAAAGGCAGTATTTTTAGCTGCTGTGCCCCAATTTGATGAGGTGTTTGTCGGATGAGCTAACCACCACAAATACTTAGACGTTAAGTTAATAACATCTTTGTAGTAGTTATTAGTTCCATCACTCTTTGTTGCATCAGATGCCTTTGATACGAAAGCAAATCGTTCAAGAACAGTCTCTGCAGTGCCTGTGATCAGGCCATCAGCATCAAGAACAATAACATGCAATTCATCGTTTGATCCGCCGTATTGAGATGCATAGGATGATGTTGCAGGTGCTCCATCGAATTGCGAGGCATATGCCCAATTACCCCAACCCGAAGCGTCACAAATAGAAACTTTTACAGAATTACCAATTGTACCTGCATACTTCGCCGCAAATTCACCCTTACCGACTGTGCCCGAAGAATAATTCTGAATGTAATCATCGTCGTTTTCAATGGTGATGCCTTGAGCAGTCGTTCCTGTTAGGGTGATATTAGCTGAAATATTTGCGATATTTGCACCCGTAACACCTGCATCTGTGGTTACTAGCGTAATCATCCCATTACCAGTATAACCTGAGCCGCCAGATGTAATAACAATACCACTAACTACGCCATTTGCAAAAAGAGATAAAGTTCCCTGTGCTTTAATGCCTCCAGGAAGTTGAGGATCAGGAAATGATACGGTTGTATTTCCTGCAGTATACCCGCCACCTGCATTAGTGATTGTAACTGATGTTACAGAACCTGTGCTAACAGATGATGCGTTTCCAACAGCATTCAAATCACCCGCAGCACGAGCGCGAATTGTTAAAAGCTGATTGCCATAACCTAAAAAGTTAGCAGCAGTAAAAAATGAAGTTGCGGTATCATTATCGGGTGATCCGAAACGTTCTACCAGTTCAACCTCAGATGTAATAAGAGTAGGATCATTGATAGGACCCCACTTAAATTTTCCTGTGAATCCTCCTGCAGTGGTAGCAACGCCAGGGACAACCGTTGTAAGGTCCCTTTCAGTTACTAACACGCCAGGTGAAAGTTGGTATGCCATAGAAATCTCCTTGAAATTGTTTTATAATCTAGTTTTGTATTCTATGTGTTATTTATAAAATCGCTCTTTTTCATGAGGTATATCATCATACCAGGACTGTTTTAACTTGTCCATGTAATGATACATATCTCCAGTAATCCAAAGATCTCCCGCCATAACTTCAGCAGTTGCCTTTTCCGGAACCCCCGTATTTAGCATACCAAAAGGTGTCAGTTCTTCTTCAATTTGTTTCAATTGATTTTCAAACAATGCATTTCGAAGATTGACGTTAGTCAATTCTTTAAAATAAGGATCTTTACTTGCCCATGCTAATAAAACAAGTGTCATAACTAAGTCATCATGATAACCCTCATCTGCAGCGTACACTCCGCCTCTAGATTCAATGAAGGTTGATAACTCAGATATGATATCCTTATCGAAGATCAGTAGTTTCTTTGATTCAACTAGTGTTTTGAGATTGGAACATCCAATCCGTTTAACTTGTTTACTAGTTTTGACTCCCAGAAACGCTGATCCTTTAAATCCGCTAGTAAGATACTGTCCCGTCTTTGCACTCGTACCTACTCTAAAAATGTTTTCATACTCTAGATCAGCATGCAGAATATCTGCAATCTGTTGACCAATATCATTGATCTCAACTAGAACATATGCATCAAAAAAATCTTTCG